GGGACGTGTCCGCATTTCTTGGGATCCTCTTGGTAACAGCGGTGCTAATCTATTCAACACTGTTGATACAGCAAATGTTGTGCAGACTGCCGTTGTCGACCTTGGAAAAGATACTGATGTTGAATTCCGAGTTCCTTATCACCAAGCCCTTCCATGGCTCGTTACCGAGCAAGCATGGTCTACAAGCACTGTTCAATGGTCTATTTCTGCCACACCTACGTGGACATTAGACCCTAATAAGATGAATGGAGCTTTGACAGTGCGAGTCCAGACTGGTTTAACTGGCCCAACATCCACCAGTAACATTACTATGATGGTATTTGTTAAGGGTGCAGAGAATCTGGAATTCGCAAATCCATGCATGTGGAAGGCCCCAAGTAGTGTATTTGTCACACAGACTTCAGAATTCCCTCATAAAGAGGGGACCCAAGGAGATAAGCCACAATCAGTTGTGGCTGGTAAAGTCCACTCTCTCCCAGATGAGCAGTACCTAATCAATTTTGGTGAGAGAGTTTCAACTCTTCGATCTCTCCTCCATAGGAAGTACTATGTGCGTTCCTGGAGAGTGGGAAATGATACGGCAAGCTCCGATCAAACGCTCAGTGAGATCTGGTTTAAATTTCCGCCTCATTACGGGTATGACCCGGCGGGAATTAACACCGCAAGAGGTCTCATTACTACTGCTTCATTCTTCCAATTCAACTATGTTTCACTGAATCCAATTACTTGGACCATGATGTGCTTCGTAGGTGTTAGAGGATCAATGGAGTGGACAGTTAATGCAGCCTCTGTTGGAGTATTAAATCATGTAAGAGTTGTTAGGGACCCAGCCATGGAGTACACTGCCTATGCTTTGGATACCCACAATCAATCTTTTGTGGATTCCAATACCTCAGCGTATAGGAAAGCACTCTATATCAATGCTGGTGTGGGAGGTAGTGCTATTACTGCCCAACGTACACAACAGGGTATAACTGTGGTTATTCCTCAGTTTAACCCTGGAAAGTTTGTTAGCGCCTATCCTGGATATCGTAATACGATAAATCCAAGTAACTTGGATTATACCAGATACGAGGCAGTTCGAACTGAGTTGGATATGTCTGCATTGGGATCATCGAATCAGAACACAGACACGAAGGTTTCATACTATGCGTGTGCAGGAAATGATTTTTCTCTACTGTTCTTTTTGAATGTCCCAACAACATATGTGTACAATTCTACACCAGGACCTTAGGGTTAGTTGTAGCCCGCTCCCAACTTTAAAACGAGCGGAACCATGGGAAGCTAT